TTAATCCGTAGGTCCCTGGTTCGAGCCCAGGTCGAGGAGCCAACTCTTACTACTACGAACATTGGTCGGATTGCCAATGTTCACCAGGGCATCTGCCCTGTATGTCAGATTCACGGTGTCCACCGTGATCACGGCAGACTCCACAAACGCGCCCATGAAGGCGCGTTTTTTCTTGGGGTCTCCGCCCATCACCACTTCACGCATCACCTCGACCGCGACCTCAGGATCGATCTTGGGCATTGCGCCTGGCTGGACGATCGCCTCGAGCTTGGCCAGTTGCTCCTGCAGGCCGCGCAACTGCCGATTGCGCTCACGCAGGCGATCGGTCACAGCCTCCATGTCACCAGCGGCGCCAGATGCCTCCAACACTTCCAAGAGGCGGTCTCTCTTCCCCTCAACATCCCTGACCTGGACGACCAGGTCAGCGCGCAGGGTTGCTCGGTCCTTCGCCCATTGTTCGCCGCCATTGGCGATCTCCCGGATCGTCTGAAGCATGGTGTCGGGCGTGATGACCTTGTCCAGGATCTCGGACAGCAGCCAGTCATCGAACTGATCTGCCCTCACGTTGCGGAAAAGACACCGTGGCAAGCCTTTGCGATGCGCCACGCAGCCGTAATAGTTGTAAAGGGTGCCTCCCCGCCCGGTGCCGTTGATGATTTGCAGGCCTTCGCCGCACACGCCGCACTTCACCAACCCGGAGAACACAAACGTGCTCTTGGCCGTGCCGCCATGCTCATGCGGCGTTCGTTGTTCGATCATGGCTTGTGCCCTTTCAAAAATGTCTGCGCTGACCAACGGCTCATGGCTGGCCACCTTGATCCACTCTTCGGGTGGCTTTTCTTTGCCCGTTTTCTTATTGCTTCGGTTGAAGACCTTGATGCCCCGGTAGACCTCATTGGCCAGCGCGTAGGTGACAGTATTCTTTTTCCAGTTTTGCCCACTGCGGAGCATGCCCAGCTCGTTCAGCCGCAGCGCGATCGCCTGGGCGCCCAGGCCCTGGTTCACGCAGAGGTCAAACATACGTTGAATCACCGGCGCCTGATCCGGATGGGGCTGGATCCTCACCCTCTTTCCTTCGGGCACCTGGCGGTACCCAAAGGGAACACGGCCACCCGTAAAGAAGCCGTCCTCAGCTGACCGTTTCATGGACCGCAGGGTGTCGCGGCCGATCTGGCGCGACTGGAGCTGATCCATGGCACCCCAGAACATCTTGTTGATCAGACCCGCATCCGTATCGTCATCGATGTCAGCATTCAGACACTCCAGCCGCGTGCCCGATTCCTTCAGTGCGTCCTGCTGCATCCACAAGTCGACCGCGTTGCGGGCAAAGCGGCTGGTCGACCAGGTGATGAAGTAATTGACGTTGCCGGTACTGCAGTAGGCCAAGGCGGCGCGAAAAGCCGGCCGGCCCTTGACTGTGCGGCCACTGGCACCATCGTCACGGAAGACCTGCACGACCTTGGCACCCAGCTGCTCGGCGCGGCGCGAGCACTGCTCGATTTGAGCGTCCATGCTGATGCCTTCATCAGCTTGGCGCGTGGTGCTCACCCGAGCGTAGATGATGGCTTTCGTCATGGCTGCGCGATCCTGCCACGTTTGGGTAGAGCGATGCGGCTTATGGAAGTCCGGGACAGTTTTTCACCAAGTTCGTGCGAGAGGATCCGCTCGATCTCGGTGTTGGTTCGGCCCATCTGCGCCAAGGCCTCGATGTAGCGATTTCGCTGGTACCGGCGATAGCTGGAGTGCCTGCGCAGCTTTACCAGGATCATCGTTTGGTTGTCCGAGACCTCGAGCTCCTCCGTTTCGGTTGCCTCGTCGAGCATCACCCAGAGCTCATGGAAGTTGTCAAAGCCGATGCGCTGCGCGACGCGCACCCACAGCCTTGGCAGACCCATTTTCTCGAGCTCGCGAATTTTTGCGCGTTCGACGTCGCATTCGCGAAGTTCTGAGGGATTGCATTCATCCAGGTACCCTCCCCCCCCTTCGGAAGCGAACAGGTCGCCCTGCCGACCCCCCACCCCGGGGCTGCCAGGCAGGCCCAGGCCAGCCAGCGCCCCGCCTGCAGGGGATCCACTGCGTGTTTTACCCATGAAAGGCCTCCACCGTCCCAGGGGGGCAAGTTCTGGACACTGCGTGTTTTGTCAGAGTACGCAGTGACCCAGCACCAGGGCAATCCTGATTTAGGCCGTTATCTAGAGGACTTGCCGGGAACGGCGAGATCACACAGCTGTGCAGGCTGTAGCGGTATGCGGGGGTCCGGGAATAGGATTTGTCAAACCTTAATGCGTGAATGGCCATGTACGAAACCTCGACGAAATTTTGGGATTACTTGGGCATGCGCTTGAGCAGGTCGCTCACAGGCGTGCGGATCTTGGCCAGCGGCGCGGAAGCGTCCATCAACTTCATGGCACGGCGCATGGCCAGGTGGGTGTAGATGGACGTCGACTTGATGTCCGCATGGCCCATCAGGGTCTGGATGCTTGTGTCGGGCACCTGGTCTTCGGCCAGCTCGGTGCCAAACAGATGGCGCATGGCGTGGGGGTGCAGCTGGTCGACGGGGATCCCAAGCGCCTGGCCATAGGTCATGACCATGTCCCGCACGGCCTTGTCGGTCAGCCGGCGGCGCTCGCCCCGATGTTCATGGGGTGGCACCACGGTGCTGCGAACGGACACGAACAGCACGCGGTCCTCTTGCCGGTGGCGGCCCACGTGAATGGTGCGGTCGATACGCACCATGTCCTCATGCTCCAGGTAGACACGCAGCATCATCTCGGCCTCTAGGGGAACAGGCAACATGCGTTCCTTGTTCCCCTTCTCCACCACACGCAGGACCATGCGAGGCCGGCCTTCGTTCTCAACCACGATGAGGTTGCTCTCGTTCAGCGACACCAAGCCACTCACACGCAGTCCACAGCCCACCAGCAAAGACAGCATGGCCGCGTCCCGGATACCCTTGAAGGATCCCAGATCTGGCGCGGCGCAGATCCGTTCAGCGTTGGCCAGCGTGATCACCCGGGGAAGCGGTCGGCCCGTCCTGGGGTACACGAGATCCTTGACCAGGTCAGACTGGACCAGCTTGTTTGAGCGAGCCCAGGCGTAGAAGCCACGGACGGCGCTGACGTACGGCACCCGTGCCCTGGCCACGATGTTTTTCTTGTGCAACCACAGGCCGCAGAACAGCTCGAGCTCGGAAGCTTCGGCTACCAGGATCGACTTTCCAGCCAAGAAATCCTTGAGGCGCTCCATCGCTAAACGGTAGGCCCTTTCAGTTCGCTCCGCCCGGCCCTTGTTATGCCTCAGCCATGCGATCCAGGCATCAATGGCCTGGTCATCGGTCTTGATCTCAGCGGGCATAGACCCCCCCTAAACAACGGGTCGCGAAAGAGGTGGGCGCATTTCCGCGGATATCCCGTGGATACACACCCTCAGTGCGGGGAGCCCTTTGATTCAATTGAATTTTTCGCCATGTGGCATCCACGAAATGACCCGTGGATGGGCCCCCAACCCGTGGATGAAAAAATAGGCAGCACCTGAGACCCGTGGATCTGGGCATTTCCTTTTTCTCGCCTTCTTTCTTCTTTTCTTTATTAAAAACAAAGAGATACATAAAACAAGGGACTGATATATAAAAAGAGTTATGTGTAGAAAAGTGACCTATCCGTGGAAAAAAGGCCCTGACTCGTGGACTCTCCACATTTGCCAAAACGGCAATTCGCTTAGGGAATGCTGGAGAAACAAGGTTACGGAGGGGACCATCCACGGGTTTTTGCGCCTCTGCCCGGGTGTCAGGATTGAAATTGCCTATGGTTCCCCCCCCTGGCCCTTCTTGCCGGCCCCCTTGGCGGCGGAGCCGTCTCGATCGGGGGGTGCGGGGGGAACAGCGAAGACTGATGCGGCCGCGGCAACACTCCTGATCAGTCGCTACGCGATGAGATGGATGCGCCTGACGGCGCGGTGCCGGCGTGGAAAGGACGGGGGGCACGGTCATCGGTAGTCCGGCACGTCGTCACTGGGCCGAGCGCTGGGCACAACCGCATGCAGACCGAACTTCTCGAGCGCAGGCAGGCTGAGGCCCACCATATGGGCCACGCGTTGCGACTTGACTGTCCTCTCGAAGACCTTTACCTGGTCGTCTTGCGTGACCAGGACGTTGGCCAGCTCGAGCTGTTTTTTGTAGACGCGATCGCTCTTGACCGGCAGGTGATCGAAGAAGTCCCGCAGATAGGGCGTCTGGCTCATGTGCGACATCACGTGGCTGGTGCGAACAAGCAACACGCCCTCCCCATCCTCCATGTCGAAGGCAAAGGGGTAGGTGAACTTGCCCGAAGCGATCTCGCTGAGCAGCTTGTCTGTGATCCAGGCCCATGGCTGGCGATCGCTGACGGACTCGCTAATGTGGCCATTCATCTCAGCGACCACGTCGCCGAGAAAGTTGCCTTGCTCCACAGGCATGTCAACGAACTCGCACAAGAGCTCCCAGGCAGTCGCCAGGGCCGCGTAGTTGTGAACCATCCGCTCGGCGCCGGCATCGGTGGTGGTGGCCACACAGCGCTCGTACAGCGCGTCGATGTGCCGTTTGTGCATGGTCTGGATCTCGGCCTTGGTCTGCCTGGTCAGGAACTGCAGCCACTGCTTGACCGGAAACACGGGCATGTCCTCGGGGATTACGTCGCCCCGCCGGGCCTTGGTGAGCTCGCTGCGCACGACCTTGCCGATGAGGCTCTGCACGGGCACATCCTCGCCGGCGATCAGCACTGGCGCGCACAGAAGGAAGTCGATCAGGTCGGCTCCACGGCGCGTGTGCTCGTACTGGTAGGACTCCTGCAGGTTGTGCACGGCCTTGTCGATGATGTCCTGCTTGTTGGCGGACATTTCGCCCCACCCGACGGGGTGGCTGGTGTAGCTGATGCTGGTGAGCTGCCGGAACTCCGTCTGCAGGCTTTGGCGCGACGACATCACCATGGCGATCGCCCGCTCGAGGCGTTTCACCAGCGTGGTCTTGCCAGTCCCCTTCTCGGCCTGCATCACGAAGTGCGGCCAGAACCCCAGGAAGGCCTTCAGGTGCGCGCCCAGCCCCCAGACAAGGGGAATCAGGGCGGCACTGTTGCGGAAGGTGCCTTGGAACTGGTGGACCACCTCGAACGCATCAGCCTGGGTACCACTCGGGAAAATCAGCTCGTGATAGGGGCACTGCTGCCGCGGATCCGCAAAAAAACAGTCTGGCCCTTCATTAACCACAGGCCTGCCATTGCGCCAGGCCAGGCCGACAAAGTTGATCGCATCCCGCGCTCCTATGCCGGCGGCGCGCTCCCAGATGTTCAGCATGCGGGCGAAAGGGGTAGGCGCGTAGACCGGGCCCAGCTTCTTCCAGACGTCGACGTTGTGCAGACGCTCATCGTCGACCACACGCCGCTGCAGCGCAGCGCCGTGCCGAGGCACCTGCACGCTGAGAGAGAACACCGTACGTGCGCTGTGGTCGACGTCGCCCGTCATGGTCGACGTGGGCGAGGCGATCTGGACCCGGCTGACCGCTGCCACGCGGAAGCCGGCGACATCCTGAAACTCCAGCTTCTGGTTGCCGTCTTCATCCTTTTCGCCGACCTTGCTGATGAACTTGGTGAAGTCCAACTGCACGCGGTATTTCCAGTACGCCTGGTAGTCGTGGCTAGGCAGGAAAATCCGCGGCTTCCCGAGGCGATCGCTGTCTCCAATCATGCCGGGGATCATCCACTGCTCGAGCTTGGCCAGAGCCTTGGCCAAGCCCTCCGCGCCATTGAGCTGCAGGTAGTCGTTCACATCGTTGATGGGATCCTTTTTCCCGATCTCATCCTCGTACCAGTCGGACTGGTCGACCAGCATGCAACTGATGTCGAGGCCGGTGAGGAGCTCATGCAGGCGCCACGCGGCCGCGAGGCCAGGCGCATAGCCCTTGAGGGGGCCGTCGTCGCGAGGCTTGTCGTTGTCGAAGACGGCAATGACTTGCTTTCCACGGAGAAAAGACCAATCGATGTTGTCGACGTTGCTTGTCCCGAGCGTGGCCAGGGCCGCAGATTTCGGGATCTTGCAGGATTCCACCGATAGCGCATTGATACTGCTTTCGACCACGTAGACCGTGCTGGCCTCGAGGAGGTGTTTCCAGTCCATCGTCCATGGGAATCCGCTCTTTTCACCTTGCAGTTGGGTCTTCACGTCCCCGTTCTGTGAGGGGTCGAGGTAACGCATATCGACCGCCTTGACCGCATGGCTCAGTCGGTCCTTGACGATGAACGCCGCAGCGTGCCCACCGTAGCCCACCTCACCAGGTTGCTTTTTGCTGTTGGTGAATGTGTTGAATCCGACCGTCCCGCGGCTGATTGCGCGCTCCACGACTTTGGTGTCCAGATGGCGCTGGCCATCGTCCGTCCCACAGAGATAGGTGATCAGCGCCTCACGGTGGATATCCTGCTTGGCTGCCTGCTGGCACTTGTCTGCGATGTACTCTGCCCGGGTGCGCTCGACGCGCTGAGAAGGCGCTCCGGTACCTGTGGGCCGGGTCTCGATACCGTACATCTGGGCAAGCTTTCGGATCGCGTCGACGAAATCGATATCGTCGTGCCACATCATCATGTCGATGGGCCCGCCCCCCGCGTCTGAGCTGTGATCCTTGAATTGCTTTCGACCGTTTTTCCCGTCGAAGATCGAGACGCTGGGGCTCTTGTCACTGTGATGTGGACTCTTGTAGTTCCCTGTCCCCCCAGGTCGTACCATGCCCAGGCGCTCCGCCAGGTCCTCGCAGTCGACGCGATCATTGATCGTCTGTGATAGTTGGTTATTTCGTTCGGACATTGCTGTTTGTCTTGCTGTGTAATTCGGCCGGATCGGCGGGGGCGAAAAGATCGCCTGATGCTGCTGCCCGCTGGGCCGACCTGTTTTGCTGCTTGGTGGCCACAGCTGCCACCGCCTTGTCTTTTGCCTCGTGGTACGCGCTCGCCGCCTGCCCGTCGCGCCGGCGCAGCCATTGGCGCCAGGTGGCCATGACGGCGCGCTGTTCAACCGCTGGGACCATGCGCCAGTGCTCCATGCACATCAGCAGGTGGGCGGGCACTTGCCGCTGGCAACCGACAGCAGAGCAGGAATGGGTGGAAAGAGTCATTGGCCGTCCTTCCACCACACCCCAGCTTCGCTGTAGGCCTGCCAAAGCGAGGCCCCGACACCGCAGCGCGCGCCGTAGCCCAGTCCGGCAGAGATGCAAATGGCGCAATCGACGTGGTGCTGCTGGTAGTCGCGATCGAGCTGATCCCAGCTCGGCGGGGCCTGGTCATCCATGGGGCATCTCCACCGTGTGTGGCGGCACGTTGAAGAAGCCCAGCCGGCCCTTGAAGGGAATAGGTTCAATGGGTCGGCTGTCTCTCAGGACAAAGCCGTGTGTGCCTTCTTCCTTCCAGGGAGACGTGTGAGTCAGCACACAGCCCACGACGGTGGACCATCCGACGATGGCGCCTCGGGGCAAATCGTCGAAAGCGGGGAAGTCAGGAGGGAGCAGGCCGACCGACTGGAGGTGCTCACCCATTTCGTCGTAGTAGCGGCGCGGCATGGTGAGGCCGGCGTGCACCAAGAGTCGCCCCCTGAAGGCCGTCGCCCAGTCCCGGTTCTCGATGTCCTTGTAGCCGTGAACGATAAGCCAGGCCCAGGGCTGACGAACGCTAAGCGCGGGGATCATTTGTAGCCCCCAGTTACCCTGTAGCCATGTTTGCGCAAAAGCCTTTGCGCGGCTCGGATCTCAGTGACCAGGGTCTCGTCGTGGGCATGATTCCAGTGGTACATGCCTTCACGGTGAAACACCCGCCCCGCACTCAAATCGCTCTTGAGCAGAGCGCCCACAAGGCATGGTGAGTCCAGATCCACATGAAGGGCGATCTGCCTTGAAGCCAGCGGTCCTTCGGAACGCAAAAGTTCACGGATCTGCTCGGTGCGAGAAGCGCGGAGCGGACGCCGGGGAGCGGGCCCGGCCGGTGGGCTCGAGAACTGGCGAGAACGCAAAAGCGACAGGCTCTGCGCCATGGAGCTGAATGAGGATGTCATATCTTCAGCCCGCCAGCGAGTGACGCGTGACGCCAGGCGCCCGCTCGACGTAGCCGGTCGATGTGCTGGTGACCTGGTGCGTGCCACTCGGGGCCGGGGGCTCCTGGAGGAAGGTGCTCTTGTCATGGCCAGACACCTTCAGGAACTCGACCTCCACCTTCGCCGTGTCGATCAACACGCTGGCTACCTGGGCCACAGCCCGGGCACGGTCCGGCTCCATTGGGTTGGTGCGGTCACGCAGATCAGCCAGCGTGGCCATCAGATGCTCGCGCAGTTGTTGAATGTGGGGGGCTTTGGTGCTGATATCGCTCATTTCTGGCTTTCCTGAGTGCGCGCAGCCTCTTCGGCCTCGCGTTCGATTCTTCTGACATGCCGCGTGATGGCGCTCTTCATGGCAATCAAGCGTCCCAACTCGGGGGACTTGGTTCGAGGGTGGTTGCGCCTGGCGTTTTCGGCCCTGCTGATGCATTCGAGGATGTCGGCCGTGATGGCCTCCAGTTGGGTCGTCTTCCGACCTGGCTTGAAAACGATCAGATGGCCATCCGGAATAGGACCATTTGCCTCGATCCACACAAGGCGGTGCACCGGTGTCCAGTTCCATCGCCCATGGCCACGTTCTGCAGTCTTACGATCCAAGTAGCCGTCGCCGTTTACCCGCAAGCTCCCGAGTGGCACCCAGTTCTCTGCAGCCTTCCCGGTTCGCTGCCCTTTCTTGAACTGCGTAGGCTTAGAGCCCTCGAATTGCAGCCCTTTCATGCCTGAGTTCCAAGGCTTCAATCCGGGCTTGAACTGAGTCGCCTGCATGCGCGGATCCGTTTTGCCCTTCCGGATCCGGCCACTCTTATCTGCAGCCAGGAACGAGTCGCTTTTGGTCAGGCCAAGCGCATGGGCCTTGGCGTAAACCTGCCCCACGGGCCTTTTGAACATCTCAGCGAGATCCACCGCTTTCAGTTCCGGGTAAAACTGAATCAGGACATCGATCTCATGAGGCATCCACAAACGATGTTTAGACATGGGTGGATCTCCCGGCGGGTTGGCCTAGGCCCGGGGCCGTAGCTGGAGCCTGCCCCTCGCCCTCAGCCTCAGGTGAACGGTTCCACAGGCACTGAAACTGCTCGCGCCAAAGCAGGCAAGTAATGGCCGGCCCAACGATGGTGCGGATGCCCGCGTCATAGTCGCGCAGCATCCGCAGTTGATTGGCCGAGAAGATGAGGACAGCCGTCAGGATCACGACGAATCCCGAGATCAGCACGGCGTGCCGAACTATCAGGTAAAGCGCCTTGAGCGTGTTCATGTTGTGAGCTCCGTGGCGGGGGTCGGCTTGAGGGTGGTTGCGAACAAATCGGCTTCGCTGCCGTCACGGAAACGCAGGCGACCAAACATCCGGCTCGGCACGTGATCAGCGTCGAGGGCGCCTGGGCGATAGACCACGGCCTGTGCGGCATAGGGGAGCGTCGAGACAAATCGCCGCGATCCGGCAACACCGGGTTCCCCGGCATCGCCTGGTTCGGCCGCACGAGTCGAGACAGATGGGGCATCCGGCCTCCACGCCCGTCCGGCACCGGTGATGCTGTGCACGCCTTGCAGTTGAGTGGCAAAGCCGCCGACGCGCAAATTCTTCAGGGTGTGAAGCACTTGCCGGTTCGAAACCCCGCAGTGGGCGCTGAGCTGCTTGGACGTCGACGGTCCATGCGCGATCAGCGCATTGAGGAGCAATGCCCCGATTGTGGAAACACGGACAGTCATGCTGCACCGCCTTTCTCGCCCTGGCGGGTAATGGCGGCGTCGATGGCATTCGTGAAGTGCTCAGCCACGCTGCCCTTCATGAGCTTCGCGCCCTTTGCAGGCCTCAAATACGGGAGGATGAATGTTTGCCGTCCTGCGGGGTTTCGGCCTCCTCCGACGTGTACCAACGCCTCGCGCCAGCGCGCCGCATCCAGTCTGTCCGCATCTCCCTGGGCGGCGAGAGCGGCACGCAACTGCTTGATTTCATCGGCACCTTTTGCGCAGGCGTCAGCGTCGAGATGGTCCCAGACGTGACCGGCGGTGCAGTTGCGGCTCATGGCGCGCAGCACGTACTCGCGGGATGCCCCAGCATCCACCTGTGTGGGGTCGGCACGCGCTGCGCGGTCGGCATCGGGCGGCAGGCCCAACAGTTCCCGGCCTGCGGCAATCGCGCGCTGGTAGGTCGGAGAATCGCGGTGCAGGCCTTGCAGCACCAGGATGCGATGCAGTGCCTTCCTCACGTCCGATTCAACCGCGTCGGCAGGCTGCGCGCTGGCCTCGCGCACGGGGGTGGCGGCAAGGGCGGTGCGCGCCACGTCGCGCATGTAGTCGCGCGCACCATTCGATCCGTACTGGATTTCGTAGTGGATCGGCCTGCTCGGATCGTCGTCCCAAAACTGGCCGGTCTCTGGCAAGCGCCAATCGGCAATCTGCTGCAGCGCCTCCCGCAGCCCTTCCGGCTGCTGTGGCTCCGCTTGCGGTGCTGCTGGTGCGGCCGCATCAATCAACATCTTCGGGCCAGCGCTGACGACATACCGGCCTTGCATCTCCAGGAGGACAGTCCTGGCGTGAAAGTCAGCTTCGATGATCTTGCAGGGGTAGGCTTCCGGCACTCCCTGAGGTGCTGCTGGTGCGGCGGCAAGTGCCCGGATTCCTTCGGCGTTGTTTGCGAGTTTCTTCATGCCATGCCCCTTCTGCCGTGCACCGACACGGGCACGTTCAGCAGCACCCGCTGACCAAGCTGGTCGACGGTCACGAAGATGAATCCGGCCGGCGGGACCAGGCGCGATACACAGGGCTCGAAGTCGCTCGGCACCACGTCTGGGGTTTGGCTTGCGACGCTGGCCAGTTCGTCCGTCGACCAGCACATGTCGACCTGCCAGCCGATCGAACGGATGGGACAACCGGCCAGTTGCGGATGCTCCTCGGCTATCCAGCCTTGGATGGCCGCGTCGAGATCACTCTTTGGAACGGCAGGCGCCGCTCCGTTGGCCACCAGGTATTGGACCTTGAGCCACTTGAAGAATCGATTGAACATGATCTATGCGTGTAGGGATTGAAAAACGGCCAGGCGCTGAGCCTGGTCAAGCGCCGCAGCGGCGTTGGCCGCGGTTGGAATGTCAATGGCGTATGTAACGACGCCATCGGGGTTGTCAGGCGAAGCCAGATCACGGCGGCGCTCGGCGATGCCCAGAAAAAACTGCAGACCGATCTGCTGCCCCTCAACAACCCGGCTGAGCTCCGGGCTCTGCAGCAGCTTCCGTGCGGCTTCGCGTACCAGGGGGCCGCCGGCGAGGCGGTACCCCGTGCGATCCTGATGCTCAATCACGCCGGCGTTGACCAGGTCGAACAGCGCGTCTATCGCTTCATCAGCATGTGGGCCACGCTTGACCAACTCGCGATGGGGGACCCAGGTCCCCTGGATGGCGACATAGTCGAGCAGCCGGCGCCGGAAGGTGCGAGGCGAGGATGCAGGTGCGGTGGCCATGCGTCAGCCGTCCACCGACTCGATGACTGGATCTGCGACGCACTGGCGTGCCTCGAGCCACTCTTTCGAGCCAGGCTCAAACATCACCAGCACGGAACAGACGCACTGCTTTCCGCGCATGAACCGCAGCGTCTGCTGCAGGCTACCCGCCACCATGACGGGCGTGTCCACCTCGGCACGATCGGCCTCCACCGCCACGAACATCTGCGTCATGCTGCGACTCCCTGGGGCAGGCGCATGCAGGCGATGTAACGCGCGTCGCCATGCATCTGCTCGGCCCACGCCGCTGCCTGGCGTTGTCCCGGCGCCTGGATCTTCAGCTCGCGCCGGCGGCGCTTCGCGTCAATGTGGACCACCCGGAACATCAGAAGCTTGGTGTTCATAGAGGCTTCTCCACGGGGTTGAGGGCGCCGGTCTTGCGCGTTTCGGCATCGGCGACGTCGGCCGCAGAGGTCAACATTTCGGCCAGCTCACGCGCGCCCTTGCTGCTCAAGGAAAAGTTGAGATGGAAGGGGCCTCGGGTCGAGCTCATGATCACGCTGGCCACAGAATCACGGCGACCATCCAGACGAGTGAAGATCTCGAGGTCTGGCGGCAAGACCAACTGAGTCGGGCCCGTCGGCTTGTTGGTCGGCACCGAGCCATGGCAACGAAGATGGTCCGGAGCCGGAGCGTTGGTTTTGGATGCACGGGTGTTCATGCGGCTGCACCCCCTGCGGCCATGCGGCGTGCCAGTTGCTTGCTGACGCGACCGCCGTCGATCTGCTGGATCTCCTGCTCGAAATCCTCTCGGCTCATGCGGAGGTAAATGCCGGTGGACTTCAGACTGTCATGGTTCAGGGCCATCTGAGCCACCACCAGCGGGTTCTTGCCGCGGCTGCGAGTGATCACGTTCATGCCCCGCGTGTGGCGCAGCCAATGCGGGCTGATGCGCGGATCCAGGCCGGCGACGCCTGCCCACTGCTTCAGCCTCGACTGATAGCTGCGCACACTCAGCGCACTGGCATGGCCAGCGACATCGCGGCCCCATATAAGCGGCTGGTCGACGCCTTCGGGCTGGACAACGTCCCTGGCCAGCTCGTCACTGAGTTTGATCAGCGCCTCGAGGTGGCGGCGCAGCTCAGCTGTCACCAAGTACTCATTGCACTTGCGCCGCCCCTTGCAGTGCTCTTTGCGGCTGATCAGCCAGCCAATCTGCAGGCCCTGACGCACCAGAGGTACAGTCAGGCAGCTGAATTCCTGAACGCGCATGCCGGTCAGGATCATGGATGCCATCCAGTGGTAATCGCGCTGCGCCATCGGGTCGGAGCTGCCGCGAGCAGCCTCCAAAAGCTTGCGTTGCTGCAGTTGGTTCAAGTAGCGTTTCATGTTGATTTCCCTCTTTTGCGTGATTTCGGTGTGTTGAATCCAAAGCGGTACCGGCGCACACCACCCCGGCCCACAGCAGCGCTGCGGCCAAGTCCTTCAGCGCTTGCACGTCAGTCAGTCCAGTTGCGTGGCAGATGAGACACAGCCAGGACCAGCAGGCGACGGGTTACCGGGTCCTGCACTGCCCTGTCGAAGCTTCCGGCCGGATGCCACCGCAGCCATCGGCGGTTGAAGTAATGGCGCAAGGCTTCGTCGCTGATGTCCGGCCGCAGCGGCGGTGCATCGGGCAGCAGGCTGGCCTGCAGGGGCTGTGCGGGGTGCTGTCTGGACATGGGTTGCGTCCTCCGTGCGGGCCATGACCCGCTCCATGAAGTCGTCGCCAAAAAGCGCGGCGAGCGCGCCATGAATGGCTGGCTTTTTCCCAGCCGGTACGAGGTGAATCACCGCCCTAGTCATCGATCGACTCCACCCGCTGCTGGAGCTCCAGCACGGCAGTCAGGACGTCATGGACCTCTGCGCGGAAAGCGGCCTTGTCGGCCGGGCAAAACCTGCCGTCCTTCATGCCCTCACGCAGCACCTGCAGCATCTGGCCCTTTTCCGAGCCAATCTTGCAAAGCAGCTCGACAATGCTGGCGTCATCGGTCGGCAACCCTGGCGTGATGTCATAAGCAGCACGCATGAACATGCGGTCCAGACTGTCCAAAACGCGGTGGTCACCGGTAAAGGCTGTCACCAGCATCACGTCACGCAACGTTGGCTGGTGGTGGCTCTCAACGTCGGCATCGCACTTGTTGTAGAGCGTGCCTTTCTTCATTCCGATGTTGTTGGCCACGTCCTCGACTCCGCGCGCATAAACCACATCGCGAAAGGCTTCAAGGGGAGATTCAGCGACCCGGCGACCGCCGGCTGCGTCTTTGCTTGCAATGCGTGAACTCATGGATCGGTCTCATTTGTGCAAGGTGTTGAAAGGCGGCACCATCCGTCGCGGATGACACCAACGAAAGCGCGTTTTTTGTGTATTCGTGTATTAACGCGTGGGTAAATTTTTTTGCCGGGGGGATGCGGAGCGAAAAGATTGCTCGAGGCGATATGCAGCCTCCGCCGCACGCGACCGCTTGGACTCACTCGCCGCCTTGTCCAGGCGGCTCACGAGGCTTGTGGCAAAGCGAAAACTGACGGGCTTCGAAGGATCTGAAGGGACTTTTTTCATGGCCTTTTGTGTATTCACATTGATATGAAATGTATTACACACTACGCAATGAATACACGCAAGGATTTTTTTGATGAATACACTCGCGGACGTGGAAACAACAGACAACAAAATCAAGCTGCGCGAGCTCTCGCCGATCGCCTTGCGCCTCCGTCCGGAGTTGCGCGCGGCGATCCTGCGTGAGGCGAAAATCAACTCACGCTCTTTTCATGCGGAGGCAGTCAAGCGCCTAGAGGAATCGATCTATGGCGGAACGGAGCGCAATTCCGCTCCCGGCTCGGGCCATCTCAGCTTGGTGGCAAGCGACGGTCAAGCAACCCCACAACCGCCATCGGACTCCGAGCGCCAATTGCTGGCACTCTTCAAGAAGATGCCGCCGGACAAGCAACTGGCGCTGCTCAGTCTCCTGCGGAACTAGCCCGGCCCTCAATGCGCTGCACCACCGATGAGGTAGTCGCGCGAATCATTCCAGTGGTCAACAGACCCTGATCAAAATAACCTGCCTTCGTTTTGCCCAACACGCTCACGCGCATCGCTGCGGGCAGTTGCCCGAGCGCCTCCAGGCTGGTCTGCTTGCCTGCACGATCGGCATCGGTGACCTCACCCTCGAAAACCACCTGCAGGAAGCTCAGCGTATTGGGATGAGCGGGCCACGGCGTCAGGTCTCTGGTTGGATACACACCGGGACCCAAGCCATGCAGATTCTGCCGGCTGAGCAGATCGCATATATCGGGCGCCGGATGAGCTGGGCTCAGCAGATATCGCCATCCCGCGAAGCCACGCACACGCTCCCCTGCATGGGTGTAGGCCTCGCCATGCGCTCGATTGATCTCGGTGCGAAACACGCGTTCTGCCTGGGCAAGCGCGCCGCTGCCGCGGTTGGTCAGTTGAGCGGCCGCCTCCTGCAAGCCACTGGACCGTCCGCGCATCATGCGCTGGGACACGTCGCCTGGCACCTGTTCGCCCCGCATCAAGTACTCGGTTGCAGCCTGTGTAGCGCTCCATCCACGCACAACGGCCTGCTCAATGTGCCGCGTCACGTCTTCCTTGGCGCCGCGATCAATTGCCCACAGGCGATCGCTGAGATTCAGACCATCGGCCTGCTGAAATTCCCGCACGAATCTCAGCGTGTCCTGATGCACCACCAGTGCCATGCTGCTGTCGAGCGGCGACTGTGGCAGCGGGTCCGGTCCGGCGCCGGCACCTACCGCGAGCAGCCCCTCCATCTCGAATGGCCTTGTGCCCAACTTCACAGCCTCTTCCAGGGCGTTGGCCAGCAGCTCGTCACGGCGCTGACGCAACTGATCGATCACATTCTCGATCTGGGCCAACAACGCGCGCATGTTCGGCAACGGGACCGTGTCCTCAGAACCAACTGCAGAAATGATGCGCTGACGGATCTCCTCAGCTGCACGTTCATACACCTCGAGCACGTCGCTCGTGACCTCACGATCGAGCTCGATCATGGCCATGCGCGCATGCTTGCTGGCTCGCCTGATCGCAGCCTCGATCCTCATGCTCTGGGCTCCGTCTCGACACTCACAGGCGGATGCGCGTCACCCAGCACATACAGCACGACCGAGCCGCCATCATTGAGAACGGCCAGCTCAGCGGCAGACGGCCGCCAGAAAGACGCGAACCCCGGGGCCCCGCCGACATTCACACGGGTGACGGGCAGTGCGTTGCAAGGCAGACCGTCCTGGTCCCATCCAACAGGTGCGCCAAAAACGAGGTTGTTCGTGGGGTGTTGTGTTCGCTGCACGTCAACTCCGTCCACGTCCGCCATTGCTGCCGGGCGTGCTGATTGCGGTAGCGCTCTCTTTTTTCGGCGCATTACCCGGCGTCACGCTGACCTTCGGCGGGCGACCGATGTTGTCGGGATTGGGATAGGGGTCGTTTCGTTGGCGCTGCGCCTCCTGTCTGCTTCGGATGAATTCCGGATCGAAACCCATGGCCTGAAAGACCACATCGTCGGGGATCCCCATCGCCTGGTGCTTGAGTCCCAGATCGGCCATCTGGTTCGGGGTATCGGTCCGGCGCTGAGCGAAACGCAGTTCGAAAGCGTTGGCCGGCGGATCGATCCCCTTGAACAGCAGATGGATGCGGAACGCCAGGGCATAGCAGCTGGCCTGGGCATCCTGCAGACCGTCGATCTCGTCGTAATAATCGCGCTTGAGGTCCTCGAGGATGTCACGACTCAGCCCATCGGTGTACCCAAACAGTGCCTTGGGTGCGGGGCTGCCGGCAAAGAAGGTATCGAGCAGGTGGACCACATCACGGATCTGGTCTAGGTTCGCATCCCCCTGAATGGCGGTCACCCCGCTCTTGCGGTTCGAGTAGAAATCCGTGGTGATCTCTCCCTTCTCAGATTCGGTTTCCTGCCGGTATTTCGTCAATGCAGCATCCTCGGCCCCCTCCAGCACGTGGCTGAGCCTCAGCGGAGCTCGCATACGGCGACGGATCACCAGGTCTTCCTCGGTCATGACCAGTTTTCGCCAGGTGAGTGCGATGCTGTCGAGTAACGGCCGTCCCATGCTACCCATGTCGTCGTAGTTGTCTGGATCCAGGCGGGCCATGGCCAACTGCCAGGCGGCGAAGTTGGCCAGGACCTTGCCGGTCATGACGTCACGCTGCTCGTACGCTTGCGCCGGATTCTTGAAGCGTCCGCCGAGATCCGTCACGGGGATGATCGTGTCACTGGGCATCCGGATACCTGCGACTACCCGCTGAGCATCGTCAAGCACCAGTTGCAGTGCCAGATTCCCCTCCATCACCAATCCCCCCCGGGCATCGCTCTTGAGCTTTTCTGCCATGTCGAGCTGCAGCCGGCCCTTGAAGGACTCCCACTCCTTCCGCAAGAAGGTGTCGGCGCCGTCGCGTGAGTGCAGCAGCAGGCCACCGCGGATCACGTCGCGGGCAATGCGGCTATGGATGCGCTTGACCCGCCCGTCCTGCACGTCCATCTCGCGGATGGTCTGCACCATTTGCCGTCTTTCGGTATCGAGCCACATGGTGCGATACATCCGCTCCAAGGCCTTGTCGCTCGCGATTCGATCGCCCAGCTCCTCGGACAAACGGTTCGCCGCAGGGTTGAAAGCACGGTACATGGCCTGGATGCGTTTGCCAATGCCAGTGGCGGCCAGAAAACGGTTCATGGTGTAAATCCTCGGATCAGCCCAGCAGCCGCATGCCGCCGGGAAGTTGAGCTGCGCTGAAGCCACCACCCAGCAGGTGGCTGCGAGTCACCTTGCGCTGAGTGATGACCGCCGGGGCCTGTGCCAGGCCCTGCGTCGTCAATGCGTAGACAGCGGCCATTGCCGCGTCGAAAAAGTCGTCGCCAATCTTCCGATCGGCCATCACGAAGCTGTTGTAGCTGGCCCGGGTTGGCACAGCCTTCAGGTTTCCCATCTGCCGTACAAAGGCCTGCCAGTCCGCCGGCTCATGTTCGTCGAGCATGTCGATATAGGGGTATGCCGCCCGACTCTGATGGAAGATCTCGCGCAACGCGCCGGCCATCACGTGCTTGGTCATGCCTTCGAAGCGCATGGGCGCAAAAGCCCACTGACTCCAGGCACTGGCATTGCTTTCACCGTCGTTGACTGCCTCGCGATTGATATGGGTCAGGCCCTTGCGAAACAGTTCGTCGTTGACCCCCGTCAGCATGCCCACGCCATAGGCGTCGCCGATTGCATAGTCCGGCCGGAAGTAGTCCCAAATCGAGATCAGGTCCCTGGCCAGCACCGGGTCGCTGACGCCAGGTGGCCAACTGCGAACATAAGGGAACGTCAGCCAGTTGCCGATCTGCTCGGTGATCACCAGCGCACTTTTTGACGCTGCTGGATCCTCGCCATGGCCGGTGTGGTCATATCCCAATCCAAGCACACCGCGCCGCCGATATCGCATGCCAGGGACAGGCTCCGCCCGCTGCAGGCCTGCCTCGAGGCCGAAGGCGCCCGCGCGCTTGATGTGCAGTTCCCAGATCCAATTACGGGCGGCGATGTTCATGCACAGCATCTGACGCAAATACTCGTCGGCAGGCAGTTGGATGCGCATGCTTTCTGCCCAGGCGGCGTCCACCATACCGAGCGCGCGGCCCATGTGGATGTCGACGGCCGGCAGCACGTGGTAATCACCCGTCTTGATCAGGCTCTCGAGAACATCGGCGCCCTTGTGCACACCGGTGACGCGGATCCGGGGCTTGAACTTTGTGAGGGTGAGATCGACACCGGGCCGCCGAGCGGAACCCAACATGGGAAGGAAACGGCTGAACAGGCGTTCCTGCGGCATGTCGTCGACCTCCTCGACGCTCGCAATGGTGATCGAGTCACCATCGATCTGGCTCATGATCCCGTATGCGCCGGCCTTTGATCCGTTGGCCAGTTGAAACCCCGTGTCCTTCAGGAGCGATCGACCGTTGCGGTAGCCCACAAAGCCGCTCAGCATGGGGCTGCGGCGAATGGCGTCGGTCATGTAGTTCAGGTTGTTCTGACTCTGCTGCATCCGCGGGGCCACGATCCCGCATTCCTGGTAGGGCGTGACGGCGAGGTCCTCCAGGTTGTAGAGCTCTTTCACAAAAGTCTTGCCCGTCCGCCGGCAACTGAAATCGACCGTGTTCGAATGCATATCCATTTCCTGCATCTTCAGGATCTGGAAGGTGTCGAGCTCCACGTTGTGCACGTGCTTGTGCCACAGCGCATGCGGCCGGATCCCTGTGACCGGATCCGGCTTGGCAAACCGCATGATTTCCTGCTCGGCCAGGCTGCTGACCTTGATCCGCTGGGCCGCAGAGATCCGCGTCATGCGTCTTTGCCCCTGTTGGCCATGTATTCGACGAAGACCGGATCGTTCTTCTTGGCTTCGTGTGCCAGCCTGATCAGCGACTGCGCATTCTCTGTGGCTGTCAGCATGCGAGCGCCGTAGGCCTCCAGGGTCTCTTTTTCCTGGGTGCTGGTCTGCAGCGAGCCGGCCACCCGATCCTCCTCTGCATCCGACGCTTTCACAGACATGCCGAGGTCCTGCATGCTCAGCCCCAGCCGGGTGACCAGGTCGGCGATCGGCTTGAACGCGGGATTGGCGCGGTAGTCGTAGACATGGTGCGTTGCACCCAGCGCATCCGTGTAGGTCAGCGCCACAGGCACCCCTTCGCGGGACAACTCGACCTTCGGTGTCTTGATGACCACGCCATCGCCCAGTGCGCTCTGCAGCAACATCTGCAGGCTGGCTGTCAGCCCGGCGTAAAGATTGGCGTGCAGTTGACCAAGAACCTTGGGGTTGCGCTGGTCGAACGCAGCATGATGCAGCATGAAGATTTCGGTTTGCTTGACGCAGGCGGATTGCTCGCTGCACCAGAACCGATCCACATCACAGCGCTGGCAAAACTCGTAGCCATCCGGTTTGGCTGGGAAGTAAGTTGCGACGTGTGCGTTCAGCCCGTGCTTCATGGCATTGAAGCGCGTCCGCCTGGTTTCTTCCGGCGTGGGGTGTCCGGCCAGGTTGGATGCGGCCCGAGCCTTGCCCTTCTCCGTCGACGGGCCCGTCGCGCGCTGGTGAGCCTTCAGCAGCGCCCTCTCCCAGCCGACCTGCGGCTGGAGCTTGGCGCCACAGTCCAAGCAGTCGGCGAAATAGCGGTAGGGATGGAACTCGTCGTCGGGGTCATCCTGGATCAGATCGGGCACCGATTCGAATGCGCTCCGGCACACGCTGCAACGGAAGTTGCAGGTTTTGAGTTTGTCAGTCCAGTCCTTTGCCATCCGAGCATATTCGCCTGTCTCAGCGGGCAGAAAAAGGGCTCTGGAATGGCTCGATTTAGAGCCCTTTTTACGCCGGACATACGCGCGCAAAGTTGCGACATCTTCAACCTTTTGGGTCGCAAAAAATGAGTTCAGATCAAGACGTTCCGTTCTTTACCATGGTCCGGTCGGAAACGATCCGCTGGCCGGTGAAGGTTCCGGTGCCCAGGGACGGCCAATACGTCTACGCCACATTCACCGCCGAGCTGTTGAACATGAGCGAAGAGGACCGCGAGGCTTGGCTGTTCCCTAAGGACATGACCAAGCGCCCCACCGATCGCGAGGTCGCTACGCGTGTACTGCTGGGCGTTCACGGCCTGGTCGGCGAGGATAAGAAAGTCATGGAGAGCAGCCCCGAGCTGGTGACGCAGATGTTGGCTGTCGACCGGGCGCCTGCGGCCATTGCGGCGACTTGGCTCTCAGTCCTGCGCGGAGTGGCTGCATTAAAAAACTGATGGGCGCTGCCGCGCACTGGGCCCGAGAGTCCAAGCGCGTCAGCGCGGGCAGCAAGGCCGATCCGTCGACGCTCCGCAAGGACACCCGCAAATGGAACCTGGACGATGCGGCAGCGGACGCGGCATGGGCATGGGCCGAAGAGCGGCGGGAGATCAGCGGCGACGCCTTTGAACCGCTCCAGCCTGACGGCAGCTATCCGGTCTGGCCCGAGAACTGGGACTCCATGCAGATTTTCTGGCGAGTGCGCCGCTGCTGGAGGATCGTCCCATTCGTCGGCGCCGTGGGCTTCGACTGGCTGCAGGTCGAAGCGAAACTGCGACACGCCGGCATTCGCCGCCAGCGGGATTTGCAACGTGAGATTGAGCGCCTTGAGCGCATGGAAGACGCGGTCCTGGAGGTCCTGAATCATGAGTAGCCAATACATCCAAGAGCTCGGGATCGTCGTCAAGGCTGACGGCACACTGGAGCTCACCAACGGCATGAAGCTCATGCAGGTGAGCGTCGAAGGCGCGGCCAGCGCCTTGGACACCCTGGACAAGTCCGTCAAGGATGCCGACCGTTCGGAACAGGCGCTGGCCACCACGGGCAAGGCTGCCGCAGTCAGTACTCAGGAAGTCGGCCAAGCCGCAGAGAAGGCATCGACCTCGGTCGAGGGCCTCGGTGCTGCAGTCGACCAGAGCAACCGCAAGCTCGAGGACGCGGCCCAGCAAAGCAAAGCGCTCAGCGACGGCCAGACCACCTTGGGCTCGACATCCGACACTGCGGGAAAGAAGCTCGATGACCTCGGGGCGAGTGGTGCGGGCGCCGCCCGGGCGCTCGACAACCTCGAGAACGCGGCCAGGGAAGCGCAGCAGGCCGAGCAGAATCTGGAAACCACTGGCAAGACCACTGCGACCACCACGCGCGAGCTCGGTCAGGCGGCCACCACGACTGCCACCGCCGTCGACCAGTTGGGCGACGCTGCAGACCAGACAGGCAAAAAGCTTGACGATGCCGCACGCAAAGGAAAGACGGCCGCCGATGAACAAAAGTCGCTCGGCGGTCAAAGCGACGAAGCCGGCCGAAAGCTGGTCGATCTGAGCACCAAGTCGGACGGCGCCACCAATGCCCAGCAGCGGCTCGGCAACACGGCCAAACAGACAGCAGCGGCGTTCCGCATGCTGCCTGCCCAGATCACGGATGTGGTGACCAGCATTGCCAGTGGCATGCCCATTTGGCTTGTGGCCATTCAGCAAGGTGGGCAGATCAAGGATTCCTTCGGAGGTATTGGTCCGGCATTCAAAGCCATTGCGGGGGCGATTCCCCCACTGTACGCCGGGCTCGGCGGACTTACTGCCGTGGCGGCAGGCGTGGCCCTCGCTTACAAGCAGGGATCCGATGAAGCTGACGCTTACTACCGTGGCATCGTGATGACGGGCAACGCCGCCGGCGTCACGACGGCGCAGCTGCAGGACATGGCCAAGGCCGCCTCAATGCAGGGATCCAGCACCGGCACGCAAGGCAAGAATGCCGAAGTCATCGCGCAGATGGTGGCATCCGGTGAGATCGCTAAGGCTGTGTTCGAAGACGCCTCTGCAGCGGCAATCGAGCTCGAACGTCTTGCAGGCAAATCGATCAGTTCGACAATCGATGATCTGGCAGATCTGGGCAAGGCCCCAGTGGAAGCCAGCGAAAAGCTGAACAACCGATATCACTACCTGACGGCCGCTGTGTACGAGCAGATCCGGGCGCTCCAGGAACAGGGCCGGGAAGACGAGGCCGCCGCGCTGGCACAGCGCACCTATACGGACGCCTTCGCCGAACGTGCCAAGCAGTTGCGCGACAACCTTGGATCGATTGAGCGTGCGTGGTACAGCGGCACTGATGCCGCCAAACGCTGGTGGGATGCACTGCTGAATATTGGCCGCGACGACACACCTGGCGATCAGATCGCCAGTCTGACGAACCAAATCGACGGGCTTGAGGCGGCACTGGCCAGAGTAGAAGCAAATGGCGGGAAGCTCGGCACAGGCTTGGCCGGACGTGTAAATCCTCAATGGATCGCACAGCAGCGGTCACAACTGGAGGCGTTGAAAGCACACCGTTCTGCATTGGTCGAAGATGGCGCCCTTATGAACCGCAGCGCAGATGCTCAGGCGACGGAAGCGGCTCGACAGCAAGCTCGCATCACATGGCTGCAGGAGGAAAAGAAGTATCTGACAACCAGGCAGCGCCTGTATCAGGAGCACCAAGAAGAGGTCGCCAAGATCAACCAGACAGCCACTGCTGGTGGCTTCACGGATGAGGAGCGGCAGACGCGCCTCGATCAGGAAAACGCCCGATACAAAAAGGCCTTGACGTCCGCGACCGCCGGCGAGACATCCAAGGCGGACCAAGTCAGCAGAGCCGGGCTCGAGCGTGATGTTGCCGCGATCGACGCGCGATACAAGACGCTCACAGCCGCCACGGCAAATGCCGAGCGCATTCTGGATGCCCAGCGCTCGGCCGGCCTGGTCAGCGAGTCGGACTACTACGCCCAGAAGCGGACCTATGTCCAACAGTCCGCGGATCTCGAGGTCAAGGCCCTGCAGGAGCAAAACGCCCGGTTCGCATCCCAGCAGGCCACCGGCGCCGAAAAGATCGCCAACGACCGCAAGGTGGCGGAAAACGCGTCCGAGATGGCCCGCGTCCAGGCAAAGGCCCAGACTGACCTGACCATCCTGACACTGCAGGAGAAATCTGCGTACACCCAGCGCAAAGCCTCGCTGCAGTCATTCATGGCGACCCAGGAAGAGTATCTGGCCGGCATGCAGCGTCAGTGGGATCGCCAGACACAGGCGATGACCCTTAGCAGCCGCGGGCAGGAGTACTTGAGCGGCCTGAACGCGATCGACGACCGATTCCGCGATGCCCGCCGGGATCTCGAGCAAGCCCGCTCGATCGCGATGATCCAGGACCGGTGGCAGTCGAGCGACGAAGAAGGCTACAGGGCACGTCTGCAGTCGCTTCAACGCTTCCAGGCCCAGGCCACCCAGATCTACAGCGAGGAGTTCGAAAAGCAGAGTGCGCTGCAGGAACAGTGGCTGACCGGCGCCATTCAAGGGTATGCCGACTTCCAGGAATCAGCACGCAATGTGGCCGTGGGTATTCGGGATGTTTTCTATACGTCTCTGGATGGACTCGCCGACCGATTCGTTGACCTTGCGATGACGGGCAAAGCCAGTTTCGAGGACCTCGCCCGCTCGGCCGTGGCCAGCCTGCTCAAGATCCAGATCCAGCAAGGGATGGTCGCCATGGCCGGGGGCGCCTCCGGCTGGCTGTCCAGCCTGATGGGGGCTGCAACGACGGCGTACACCGGCAGCAGCGCCACGTCCGCCGGCACATCGATGAAGTGGGATTCGGCACCGACCAGTGGCACCTTCGCAGTGGCCCACACGGGCGGAATCATCGGCCATGACACGCTGGCCACACGCTCGGCCAATCCAGCCATCTGGGCCAGCCCACCCCGCTTTCACACAGGCGGCATTGTCGGGGACGAGGTGCCGATCATCGCCAAACGGAAGGAAGGCGTATTCACCCAGGAACAGATGAAGGCACTGGCGCCGGTGGGTGCCATGGGCGCCCCGCCGGTCACCATCATCAATCAGAGCAGCCAGAAGGTCACAGCGACGGCGCGCACAACGCAGGGGGTGAATGGTGCCGGGATGGAGATCGTGCTGCGGGACATGATTGAAAACGCCGTTGCTGACAGTATCAGCAATGGCGGTTCAGTTGGACAGGCGATCTCTGGTCGCTGGAATGTCCAAGAGCGAGTATTCTGATCTTCAGCTTGCTCGCACGACACAGTACGGAAGGCTGTAATCAGCATCGACCTTGGTAACTGAGGCGAGTGTCCATTCATTGTAAAAGTCGATATTTCGATCATCGACATCGCGCAAATTGAATGCCTCACCATTTATCGTCCAGTCGCTGCGTTCCATGGGGTGGCCAGGCAGAGCGAAGAAGACAGACCCAACTTCGGTATTCACGAGCGCTAAGTTCGAGTACTGCTGCACATCGGGCTCAATCACGCTGGCGACTCGCGGCTCCCATGTCCCTTGTTCCGCCACCAGAAGTACGGAAAACGGGGAATTTTTCGTTCTCACTGCGCCTGCCGCCTGCCCGGTCAATATCAGGTATTTCGATCGATCTTCCTCATTAACCAAACGCAATGCCCATGCTTGCTCTCTTCGCAAAAATACTAGTGATCCCGGGGTTACTTGCTGGGCCTCCACATATCGAACTCTGGTGAGTGAAAACTTGCCATCCATAAAACTTCCTTAAAAAACGCAAATGCGAATTGCGGAGTGTCAAGTTTTAACCACCCAGTGGCAAGTATGATTTCGATGTAACTTCAAATCCCTGTAGAGGGAGGAATGGCACCGGTTGGCACCTTGCTGGAGTAAACCCGCTCGGCCACCATCTCGACGAACTTGGCACCGGTGAACGAAGCGACAAGCACTAGGATCAAACCGTTCCAAACATCGAAATCCCCTGCCCTGGCCAGCAAGAATGCAAGAGCACCTGCAAGCCATCCGCCGCACATGTGCGAGGCACAGAAGATCAGCATGTGCGGCACGCTCCGCTGCTTGGCCTGGCTCAGCTCTCGATCAATCCGGATCAGCAACGCAGTGCCGCCCCCACAGCTCGACAACAGCACCGCGAGCACAAGTTGTTCGAATGTCACGTTGATCGGCTGGTCTACGGCGGCGGCGGCGGCCGGCGCGATCGCCCAGGCCAGGCCGGGAATCGCGAACACGGCTGCCACCAGGGCAACCGGCGCCCAGAGCATGATCAGCAAGGCCCAGACCGATAGCCGAACATGCCCCGCCGTGAGCTGCTCGCTCGGCCGCGTGCGCACCCGGTCGACCACGCTTTTCATCAGTTCAAGCAACTTCGTTTTCATTTGTCCTCCGCAGGTAATGCCAGTGATAGAGATCGGTGATTGCGATGTGCGCCGCAAAGAGCGCCGGCCAGAAGTAGAGGAGCGCCACGCCGAGGCCCCCATGCGCCTGCCAGAGCACAAAACAAATGCTCAGCAGGCCACTGGCCAGCGCCATGTAACCCACGAATCGCCAACGGCGCAGCCAGAACAGGTCAAAACGATCCGGCAAGAGGTCGTTGACCAGAAGGTCGACCATGGCCACAGCCAGCAGGACCATGAGCAGTCCCACCCAAAACCAGCCGCGGTGCCCTGCTCTACTGATGACCTGGTGCACCAGGGAGTGAGGCTCCCAGGCCGTGACGATGAGCATGGAGCCCACCAGACACACCAGCATGAAGCGCGCGTGCCAATAGCGAGGACGGAAAACCGCCGCAAAGGTGTTATTGGAATTTTTCATGTGGAGATTGAAGGCTTAAATCAGCGTGGCCGCCCAGTCGATTCCGCGTGAGCGGTTCGCGGCCACGTCGAAGTGCCATTGATCGACCTGCAAGTGCCCCGCCGGGCCAGCGACATAAACCACGCTCTCCAGGTTGGCGGCCGCTGCCCGATGTGCAGCATCAATGCCTGGGCCGGCCGGAAACCGCGCAATCAGCTCGGGCGCCATACCGCCGATGATCACCTTCATATCCTCGGCACCGGGCACCGCGCGAAACCCCGCGATCATGGGTGTCAGCGCGCCGTAGTACTGGGCCTGTGTGACGCCCAGTTCTGTGTCGGATTCGCCCTGCGCAAAAGGCATGACGACCTCGGCGCCAGGGAAAAGCTGCAGCGCTTCGGCCAATCGCGCCTTGGCGTTTTCGTAAAGACTGCCGCCTACCGACCATGGGCCTTCGAAGAGCTTGCTCGACCCCTGGGCCACCGGCACGATCACCACCTGGGCCGCGCCGGCGTCCAGCAGCGCGCGCGCCATGCTATAGGCCGGCGAGACACCCCAGGCCTGGGCGTGCAAGCCATTCGGGTCCGGCCAGGTCAAGGGCAGCGAGGCCTCGACCGTGGTTGGTAACCCGGAGTCCAGGAACGGCCTGCAGCTCACATCCGTGACCGAGAACTGATCGCCGATCACAGGTTGGTTCAGCGTCGTCAGCAGTTGCAACGTCGCCTTGGTTGCACCAGGTGTGAATTCGAAATCCACCACGCTGCCGTTGTTGGCCACCGTGTCGCGCACATAGGCCACCTTTTCGGGCGACAGGCCCTTGACCGCGATGGGCCGAGCCTCGGGCGTTTTCACCCGCACCGACACCAAATGCTTTTTGCCGGCCGTGACGCCGGTCAGCGCGTATTCCACATTGCCAAAGGCATTGGCCGTGGCCGTGGCGGTCAGCACGCCGTCCGCGACGGTGAGCGCGTGGTTGGTGCCGACCCAGCCTTCGCTGGTTTTGCGGGCAAAGCGCCCGTCGTCGACCAGATCTTCGCCCAGTGCCCGCACCAGCTCGCGCAACCGCGGCATGGTGGGGTCCAGCGCCTTGTTGGAGAGGTAGGCCATGGTGCCCCAGCCCTGCATGTTGGACTGCCCCGCCGCCAGGATGATCCAGGTCTTGCCCACACCGCGCGGGGTGGCAAACGCCACCCGGTTGCCCGCAGGTGAGACTGCCGTGACGCACAAACCGATGAGGTGATTGACATCTTCGGCGGTGCGGACGCGGGTTTTTTTCGTGGCCCCGGGAATCGGGATGCCATCGCGCAGCCATTGGAAGCGATAGGACAGTGGTTCAGGGTTGCCCTCCCAGGTGCCCGTGCTGCCCTCCATGGTGCTGCCCACGGAGAGGTCGCCGGTGATGACTGGTGCCACCAGCACCCGGGGCCGGGTATAGGTCGATTTCTTGAGGAAGTCCAATTCCTCCCGCACGGAGGGCAGGGTCGGGTAGTCCAGCCGATCCACCCAATAGCAGGGTTCCGAGCCCGAATACCACTGCAATCCGAAGAAAGCGATACTCCGGCCCGTCATGCCGTTGGAGCCGACCAGGATATGGCTGATGACTTTGCCCGCTGGCACGCGACCATTGGCAACGTAAAACGCAGTACGAGAGTTGAAGTGGCGTTCCAGGCCGGGATTGACGCTCGTCGCCTGCGATCCATCGGTGTAGTGGATCTGCAAGGTGGGCACCACAAAATCCCCCACACCGTCGTTGCCCGGTAGGCCCCGCTCTACAGCTTGGCCGATCCGACAGAAGTAGTTGGCGGACCGAGCCCCGTCGTGCACATCTATGCCGTAGGCCATGGCATCGGCCCCTGCGTTGCCCCAGGCAACCTGGAAGCCTTCGTCCAGCAGCGCCGGGTCGGTGATGGCTACCGGTTCCCCGCCCGCCTTGCGCGTCACATCGGAGGGGTCCAGTCCAAAGCGGCAGGCGTTGGCCTTGGAGCCGCCCACGACCAGGCCGGCCAGCGCATGGCCACAGGGGTGAACCGATTCGTTCTGCGACGTCGCAATCATGTCGGTCAGCCAGCCCTCATGCGGGGAACTAGTGCTGTCGCCCGTCGTCAGCGCGCCCGCCGCACCGGCGGCCGTATAAAGCGGCCAAGAAAACAGGTGGCGCCGTACCGTGGGCGAGTTCGAGATCGGCTGTGAGATGTAGCGGCCCACGCTGGGGCCAAAGCTCACAAGGCCCCGGTCGGCGCGCCAAGCGCTGCCCGACGGAATCAGCAGTTCCAACACGCCCGCCCGGGTGCGCTGCAGGATCAGCGGTCGATTGAACGACAGGCGACCGTTCTCCAGGTCGATCGACGTCAGCACTCGGTGCGGTGAGTTGAAGCCGGTGCCGCGTGTCGTGACCAAGTGTTCGTAGTCCGGCCCAAGGGCGTCCGGGGGAAAGTTCAGGCCGGACACGGTCTTGACCGCAGCGGTGCCGCCGGCCCGCAGCACAGACAGGTCGGCGTACACCGTAAAAAGGTTGTTGACCCCGGTGCTGACTGCTTTCACGTAGCCTGCCAACTCGCTCGACACCGGCGTCAGCGTTTTGTCGAACCCCTCGCCGGCGCGGTACAAGCTGAAGGACTGCGGGATGTAGACCGAACCGGCCCCGCCGCCCAGTAGATTCGCGTTGTCATAGATGATGGGGCGATCCAGCGTCACGCGCCCCGGCCGCAAGGCGTTGAGCAGACGGTTATCCGCAATGCTTTTGTTCTGGATGACTGCCGCGCCATTGACATTGCGGGCCAGCTCGAACACGCGATTCGGATCCGCCGAGACAAACAGAAAATACTCGCCGTTGGGCACACCCGGGGCCACCGGTGGACTGGCGGCCGGATCGCCATCCGGATCCACGCCCGCGGCCGCCGTCGGATAGATGTGACCGGCCGAATAGGCTACCTGGGCTGCATCTTCCGCGACCAGGACCTTCGCATCCAAGGTGACGGACGCCGCCGCCACCAGCCCCTCGATCTGAGACCGCGCCTGGTCGACCGCAATGTCCAGGTCGTGGTCCAGGCCATCGAGCATGGCGGCGGCGCGATCGGCCAGCGCCTTGGTCCGCCCCGGGATCGGCTGGATGGCATACACCTGCTCGCTGGCTGTCGGGCCGGCATAGGGCGGGGAAATGGTCATGGCGGTGTTGGACGCACGCTCGACAATCTCGTAGACCGCCCCGTCAGGCCCACGCAGGCTGTCGCCCAGCAGCACGTTGTCCACCCAGGCAGTGCCTATGCCGGTGACCGCCGTGCTGCCCTGGGTAACACTGATCGTCCCCGCTTTGTACCAACTCATGAGGAGACCTCCAAGGTCGAAGCTTCGACCCAAACTGCGTTGGCAATGTCGTATCGCCAGCCGCCCAGCGCCGGCGGCTGGCCCTCGACATAAAGCGCCCCACTGGGCATGTTTTGCCAGACGGCAGACAGCGGCCCGTGCCAGATCGAGAGGATCCGGCCGTCCTGGTCAATGAACGTGACGTTGGTACTCATTTTTTGAGGGTGATTGCTGTGATTTGAGAGCGGAGGACGCGCACGTAGCCTTCGCTGAAGTCGCCACCGATGGCGGCGCGTAGCGCGTAAGTCCGGCCGGTGTGGGCGGTGTCGAGGTGCTGGCCGTTGACGGAGTTGTGCTCGATGGGATACATCCATCCCGGCACCGGGGTCTCGCCCGTCGAGTCCACGAAGTAATAGCCGTCGGCATTCAGGAATTCGCGCTCATCGACCACGGCTCCGTCGACCAGGAACTGGATGCGGATCCGACAGCGGCGAGTGGTGCCACCGCCCTTGCCACGGGCATAAGCGGACCAGAAAATCGTTTTGGAATGCGCACTGGGCTCGACGTAGATCTGCACCGCGTTTTGGTACATAACGTCATTGCCCGACGTCCACTGTTCGGCGCCCACGTCGCCGGCGAGGCCCGCCGTCGTCACCGACACGGCATTGCCCGCGATGTTGACCTCCTGGACCGCGTTAACGGCCTCGGCGGTCAGCGTGCCCTTGAACGTGCCGCCGGCGGCCTGCAGGTCGCCCGAGAAGGTGCCTGAAGCTGCCTGCAGGGCGCCGCCGAAGGTCGCCGAGCCGTCGGCGCGGGCTTCCAAGCCCGGCACCTTGAGCACCGGCGCAGATCCTGCGGCCTGCAGGTCCAGCACCCGCTGGCTGTCAGCGCTGCGCATCTCGACCTGGCCGCCACTGCCCAGCCGCACGCCCTGGGCGCCGGCGACGTAGTTGCTGCTGCGGATCTCGGTGCTGCCGATGGTCCAGCCGCCGACCGTGCCGGCCGTGGCGTAGACCGTGCCGCGCACCACCACACCCGCAAACTCCGCCGTCCCGTCGGGATGGACGATCCAGCCGGATTCGTTGGCGACGTAGTTGGCCGACCGCAGCCGGCCGCCGATGATGCCTTCGCCTGCAGTCAGCAGCGCGGCATCCAGGCTCAGCACCTTGGCGCTGTCGATCTGGGCATTGCCGATCTGCGCGTTGGTGATCGAGCCGTTCATGATGACCGCGCTGCGCATGTAGACGCCCGGCGGCACCTCGACGCCATTGATCTCTTCCGGCACGGTCACCACCATGAAAGGAGTCACAGGCTCGATGCCATCGCCGATGGGGGACCCGATGTAGAAGCGATTGGCGAGGATGCCGAAGTCCAGCCGACTGCCTTCCTCACCTGAGGAGCCGATCAGCGAGAAGCCGCCGGCGAGCTTGTTGCCGTTGGCGTCGAGCTCCATCTCGACCGCCCAGGTTGCCTGCAGGGTGCCATCGATGCCGGCCACCACCTGCCGCACTTCGCGAATGGCGGCGCGGCTGGTCCACTGGTTGATGACGTCGGCCAGGATGCCTTCGTCGTCCTCGCGCCTGCGGGCGCCACGGACCTCCACCTCAAGCGTGTCGGTGCGGCCCTGCTGCTGGGCGATCTCGCCCTGAAACTCTGGCGTGAGCTCGCGCTGGCTGAGCGCGCCTTCAAGAGCTTCGACCAGTTTGGCCGGATTCTGAGCTGTGGTCACACGCACCGGCCCGGCCGCATTGGCTGAGAGCACGCCGTCGACCGTCCGATGCTTGGCCCAGATGTCCCAGGTGGTGGCCGGGTCGCTGGCCATGGCCGCTGGCGGGCCGTAGGGCTCGACGCGGACGCGGGCGTCGGCAAAAGAAGGCGGGGGCGCGCCGGCGATCACCTCGGCAGCGTAGATCACCGTGCGGTCGTGGCCGTGGCCCTGGGTGTAGGTGGGAGCCGTGAAGTCCACCAGTACGCCCGTGATGCCGGCCGTGGCTGTTAATCCGACCACATCCGGCGGCGGCGTCGGGTCTTTAGTCTGCACCTGTTCGAAGGAGTCGCCCAATACGGCCTGGAACAACAGCAGCCCGGTCGACAGTTGCCCTCCCCTGTTTCGAGCACGCAGTGCAAAGGTCCATGCGCCGGCGGGTGGCAGTACGGATTCGAACTGCGCCGTGTGGATGCCTGCATCGCCGCCGAGCGCCACCATGGCGTCCCACGCTGGAGCGGTATGAGCACCAGCGATGTAGCGGATTTCCGCACCGGCCAGGTCGATCGGCGGGTCATCTGTGGTGTACGCAAACACATAACGGCGAATACCGCCGGTGACTTCCTGGACGCTGAACTCGTTGTAGTTCCAGGGAGGTAGATCGACGGTTTGTGTGACGTAAAGCAGTGATGCCACTGGGCCCGGCCGCGTGCTGCCGAATGGACGGACCTGGATCAGCCAGTTCCCGGCTTGGTCAACGCGCCAAGTAGCCTGCCGGGTTCGCGTGCTCGCGCGCATCACGGGCTCCTGCCCCTCGGGCGCGGCCCAGATCTCGGCGCTCTCCATCTGCCCGGTGACGTCGAACGAGACGGTTAGCTCAGTGAAAACCGTATCTCCCTGCACCACCTGTTGCTCGGTCACCCGGAGGTTGCTGGCCACTGGCAATTGCACTGCCGGCTGGAGACTCGGATTTGGGGGCGGTTCATACACCCCCTCCAAGACGTAAGGCCAGTACTCGAGCGGCTCCGGCACGATAGCCACCGTCGCGCCGCCCATGTTTTCCCTCGCGGCCAGGCTGACCACCCGGGCCCGGAGGCCTGGTGTGGCCTTGAAGTCGAAGATCCAGATCGTGTCGTGCACCGGGTTGCCTGCAGCCACGCCTGGAAAGGCCACGCCATTCGGCCATGCGGTTTTCAGCGTCACCTGCCGGGTCTCTTGAGCAATCGCCTCGAGCTCGAAGACGCGATATCCTTTTTCGCCCGGAACTCGCAACCCGATGTAAGGCGTGGCGCCGGCCGGCACCGGGGCGTCCAGGAACAGCGAAACCGCGCCGCCAGCCTGGCTCGCACCGGTCAGCCGGCCGCCCGCGCCCCACTTGGTGAGATCGTGCGTGACCGCCACGACATTGAGACGTCGGTAGGTCAAGCACTCCAGGTCCGTGGCGTAGCTCACGTCGCGATTCTGATAAATGCTCTGCGCCAGATGAAAGCGCGCCATGACTGCGGCGTGCGACTCAGTTGTGACACCGATGCCTCGGACCGTGGTCGGGCTCTGGATGGTCGTGACGCCTGGCGCTGCAACGCGAAGCGTTCGCCAAGTCCAAGTACTGCGGTCGAAGAAGGTGTATGCGATGCCGTCGCTGGTCGCCACCAGGTTGTAATCGACCGAGAAGGTACCAGCGCGAACCGTGGCCATGTTGACCACTCCCTCGACAGGCTGGTTTTCGGCGGCCCAGACAACGCTGAGCCTACCGCCCGCATCTGTGATCTGGCCCATGCCGCAAAGGGCAATGGTGTCGAGGAACTCGCGCCGGCGTATAGCGTCCGTCTGGAACACATCGAAGGTGTAGTCATGAGCTGCGCAATGCAGCATGAAGCCCTTGAGCGCTTCAATATCGATTTCCTCATCATCTAGGCCTAGGCCTGCCACCAGGCGATCGCCGACGAAGATCCCGCGGGCTAGCATCAGGATCTGCGCGCCCGGGTTGCTGAGGCCGTTTTCCCGCGTCGTCGCGGTCTGCCAGGTGCTCCCATCCCAAACCGGCATCGACTTTGCAAAAGCATCGACGCGAAGCTCGTCGAGAGATCCATTCAACTGCCCAGTGGCCTTCGCCTTGATGCCGATCCGCGCCCGGCCGGAATAGTCGGCATCGTCCGCTTGGAAACTCTTAAGCTGCGTCCAGCTGAAGTCGCACTGATCCTTGCCCTCACCGTCATTGAACGACGGCAGGCCCGCCCGCACACGGATGTCGTACTGGCCTCGAGCAACAGCGATCGACAGCGTCCGCCGCACCGGTTTGGTACTGGCATTGGTGATTGTCGTGGCGTCGCCAGAGACCCACTGGCCGGACCCGGTCGGGGCGTACTCCACGTACAGCGTGACGGTATTCGGCCCCACCTTGCCGCTACCGCTCATGTCGAACAGCGTGCCCTCGATATCCACCTGCAGCACGCAGGTGTCGGCCGAGCTCGTGCGAACGACCCAGTCACCGCCGTTGGTCAGTGCACCTCCGTTTGTCGCATCCGGATTGCTATAGAGGGGAATGACTTCGTTCTCGATGTCGGCGAAGCCAGACCGGTAGATCTCGATGCCTTCGTAGCTCGAAAGCGCCGTGTCGCCGTTGAAAATTTCCCCGTCCAGCCTGGAAACGTTGAGGCCGAGATCCAGGATCGTCGAGAGATACAGATCCTCGCCCTCGAACCAGGTGTACGAGAGGCTTCCCATGTCCGGCACGATCCGGACTTGGCCCAGCAGAAGGCCCACTGGTTGAAACTGGCGGGCCTGGTTACGACCACCGCTCAACGCATACGTCTGGCCCGCGTCGACAACGCCTGGCGTGCTGGCCTTCGGCATCAGCACTTTGTTGATCAACATCGACCCGGCCACAAACAGACCGACATTCAGCGCACCCACCGCCAGCGCCGTTCCGGTCGCACCCAGCATCGCCGCGCCGTTGATACCGATCATTCCAGAGGCCAGCGCGCCTGCACCGAATGTGAAGTAGGTCAGGACAGCCATGGCGGCGATCGCCAAAACCGACTTCTGCAGTACCCCACGTACCTCGATGATCTGCCCATGCCGCGGCCAAGTACGGTCCCACATCTCCGGCGGCACCATCCACCCCCCGATGGAGACGGCATAAGGCCTGCGATTGAGATCAGGGATGTGGCGGTCAAGAAAGACGCCAAGGCTCTCCCCGAGCCGAAGATCGCACACAACGTTCACCCGCCCTTCGGACATCAGGGGGTGTGGCGTGATGATCAGACGGCCGCCTGCATCCAGGAGGTCGGCCGGCTTGCCGTCGACCATCGCCACGGCATTACGTTCCACGCGATTTACTTCCATCGGTAGAACCCTTCCACGCGGAGCCCCAGCTCGGGCAGTTGCCGCACGCGCTGCAGGCAACTGAATCCGATCACATGCGTGGTGTGCAGCACCCAGGCCTCATGCGAGAGCCAGAAGTAGGTGCCAACGTGGCCGGGGACCGACTGCCCGTGATCGAGCATCAGCACCAGGTCGCCGTCCTGGGGCGTATCGGTACGGCGTGCAAGATCGTCCACCGCCACGCCCAGAGCGGAACAGACGGCATGCCTGGCCTGCGGCCGGGGCCGGCCCTGAGGAAGAGCCAGACTTTTCCCGAACAGGCCTGCGGCGATTTCCATCGCAAGGTCTGCACAGTCATGCGTGCGTTCGCAGTGACGCAGTCCCACATAGCGCTCGATGTCAGCCAGCCCGATCACTGAAAAATCCCCGGGGAAGTGACTTCGTCATGGATCATTTGAACCATGGCCATGGTCATGAGCCCTTCGTTGCCGATGGTCGCAACAACACTGCTCTGGTCGACGTGCACCTTGGTCAGCGGCATCGGGATCCGCAGCTCGTGAACGTCCGGCGCTTCCCGGTCAACGATGATGATCGTGCAACGGACCTTCTCACCCGGCTGCAACCCTTCGATTTCAGAGGTCAAATCCTCCCCAGCATTGGCGATCTTGATCACCGTTCGCGGGTTCTCTCCGGACTTGTCGTTTGGCATCTGCATGCCAAAGCCGGAGGGGGCATAGACCTTGCCCTGGCTGGTCCAGGAACGCGTGTCGTTGACGATCTGCAGGGGCGCCACGAACGACGGAGCATTCATCTCCAGCAGGACCAAGGGTGCCAGACCACTGACTCGCTGGCGGCGCGCGGTGAAAGCCGAGCTGGTCATGCGTTCACCTGCAACCACTCGATCGTCAACGCTCGTTCACTACGCGCCCACGTCCTGGTGCTCGGCAGCAGCGCCCCGATATCCCCGTTCACCACGCGAGCAGACACCGTCCCGCCGGTCCGAAGGCTGGTGAAGTCGAAAAAGGCGGCACCACCGTTGGCACCATCAGCCGCATAGAACCAGCCGATAAACGCATCGGCGTCGGCCTTGGTGTGGAAGTAGGCGGTCAGTTGCTGCTGCACCATGACGTCGCTTTGCGCGCGGTGCTGTTTGGCGGGGCCACGATCCATTTCAACCCGGTCCACGATGGACTCAGGCTTCTCGCCGGCTCCTTGCCAGGCGAACGAAACGTATGAAGGGAATGCAGCCATATGGCCACTTTCCCAGGATTAGACGGTCAAAAAAAGGGCACTAAAAGGCGCACGGAAGTCTGAGAAAAAGAGACTTTCCCACTACGAAAAACAAAACTCACAAGCAAAGTTCATCGGCTCCATGCTCAGTTCTTGAAACCCCCATATACTGTACGCAAACACAGCTAATGAGAGGGTGAACCGTGAAGTCCGACGAATTCCGCGACACGCTGGAAACGACCCAAGCCGAAGTCTCCCAAGCCCTGCTGATGGTGGGCGCGCTGGTCGAGATCATCGGTAACTGCAAAGCCGATCAGCCGTTGACTGCTGGTTTGATCCTTGGCTTGCTAAGACCGGTTAGGTGCGAGCTCGACAGCGCTAACGATGCGCTGTGCAGCTTGACCAAGGCGAGCCAATAGAGCCTAGCCTTGCAACTGAAAAGCCCGCGATCGCAGGCATCTTTCGAACAATGCGCGGTCGTATCCATGGCGCAACATCAGAATCTATGTGGGGATCGGATCACTCAGATCAGATCCACAGTGCTTGCATTTGATCGCTTCTTTACGAACAGACTCTGCACAGAATCGGCATTTTTTGAAGTCCCCGTGTGAGCCCTCCTCCACTGCGATTGCCTCGCTCTTTTTTGAGGACATTACCCAAAAAAGACATCCCAATGGCCCAACGAAAGCGGCAAATCCAGCGCCCACCGATCCTCCTCCAGCATTGCTGGTCAGAATCACCAAGGCAACGCCAATTGCAACGCTGAACACGAAAACCAGAATGCCGGAACGTCCACGTTTGGACGCAATGACAGACACGGCAAGTGTGACGATGGCAAAAAGGGCAAAACCGAATACTGGCTCCACGGTACCTCCTGTGATTCTGATTACAGGATGTCGACTATGTCACAACAAAGCCCGAAACACGCAGTGTTCCGGGCTCTCTTCGGTCGGGTAAGTCTAAGGAATCAGGTCAGCGTGACCTGGTACTGATCGTTGCCAGCTACCGGCCGCAGCGCGAGATCGAGTGTCACGAACAACCTGCCCTTGACGTTGCTCTCGGCCCAGCCAGTGATGATGGCTTTGGGCGCCTCGAGCGTCACGATCCGGCCGGCGACTTTGCCATGCACGATGGAGAGCGCCTGCGGGGTGTTTTCCATCCGGATCTGCTCAAGGTTTCGCTCGGCCACACGCGGGAGCTCGAAGACCAGCTGCGCCGTGCTGATCGCATCCTCGACCAAGATGTCCTCCGCGCCGGCGTGGTTGCGGTACGCATGTTGCCGCCCTGCATTGATCTCGGCCCGGCTGCACTTCAATTCCAGTCCACCGAGCGTGATCGTGGTGTTTTCCTTGTTGAAAGCCACGGGCTTGGCCAACTCCGCGAACGTCGGCAAGCCAGCGTCGAGATCGACGGCATTTTGGGTCAGACCCATCAGGTTGTCGACGACGACGCGCCCGATGCGTCCTTCTTCAAACACCCAACGGAGATTGGCCCGGGCCATGCGCAGCTTGCGCAGGTATCCGTCGATGAAGGCATGAACGGTTGCCGACTGCTCGCCGTTGGACACGGGGCTCATCACCACACTTGTGCCAGCAGTGACCGTCGCCGCATGTCCGCAGGCTGCGAACAGCGCGGCCATGGGGGCAGGCAGAGGGGTGCCGGCGGTGCCGGATCCGACAAGCGGCACGGTGAATCCCACCGACCGATAAGCGCTGATGGTGAAGTTGTCACCTGCACCGTAATAGTTCGCCGAGTACTCCACGGCGTCGGTCTGTGCCTCGGTGCGAACGGCCTCGAAATCGATCGTGGCAAGAGCATCCGCGAGGGCGGTGGGCGCGGCGTCCACTCCAGGGGTGACCTCGGCCTTGATCAGGACAACCTTTCGGGCTTCTTTCATGGTTTTCTCCAGTGAGGGTGGGTGTCAGACGGCTGCGACTGAGCGGCGGTCAATTTCCGCCTGGACGGCCTTTGCAGCCGCATCCAGGGGAACGTGTTTTCCATCTTCGAACGACCAGGTGCCGCCCCCGGGCGGTGGCACGAATGCGGCCCGGGTGGTTGAGATGATCGCGGCGGCATGGCCTTGAACGGCTTTGTCGTCGACAGCGGGATCGAGGACTGTTTTTTTTGGTGTCATGGCGATGGTGATCAAGGTGAGGTAGGGTCGACGGCCGGCACCGCTGCCGGCCAGGCCTGGGTGAGCATCAGGGCGTCGCCTGCGTGTCCATCAGCCGTTTCCGCCAGGTTGCTATATCGGCCTGTGCAGAGCTCGAATACGTCTGTTGCGGCTGCGGCGTAACGACGGAGGGCGTCTCCGGCCATTTGGGGCAAGACTGCACGGAGGGTGGAGAGATCGTCCCGCAGCCCGTCACGCTCAGTGCGCAGACGACCCACATCGCCCGCCAGCTTGGCTTGATTGATGCGCGCATTTTCCTGTGCCTTTGCAAGTTGTTCCGCCCAGTTGCGTTCCTGGTTTCGGTGGTCTTTGTCAGCGTCCCACGCAGACTGAATGCCATCCCGCTCGAGTCGAGCCAGCTTTGCTTCCCATCGCCAGTCTTGAACTGTCCAGGTGCCGCCAGCAATGGCGCCGGCTACGGCCAGAGCCGCGACGGCGTACACAGCAAGAGCCTTGCTCACGATCAATCTCTGACCGTGTGCTGCGGCAAGGCCTGGAGCCCGCCAGACAACCAGGTCGACACGTCGAAGGTCGGGCACTCCTTGATCCACTCGCGAGGCTGGATGGTGCCGTCGCCGTTCAGATCTGGGCTGAAATCACGATGGCCGCAAACTGTGGCGCCGGGGTACTTGGCCTGGAGGTGCGTGACGAGATTTCGCAGCTCGTCCCACTGAGCCCGGGTGAATTGACGCATGCCGACCATGCAGACCCCGATGGACGTGCTGTTGTGACCAGCCACGTGTGCGCCTACCTCGTCTTCGTGCCGGCCCGTGAAGCGCTTACCGTCAAGGTCAATGACGAAGTGGTACCCGATGCTCGTGAGCTGCGGATTGAAGGTCTTCGCCAGCGCGCTGGTCCGCTTGAATTCCCGGGCCTTGTGCCATTGGTCGATTTCATTGACGGTGACCTGTCGGCCGACCGGCGTCGCGGAGCAATGGATCACCAGGTGCGTGATTTTTCTCATACCCATCTCACTTTCAGTTTCATGACAATCCACCCGAATGGGTGCTCGAGTTGCTGGCTCTGATGCCAGTTGAGGGGAACCACGGAATCAAGCGGTTCTTCCTTGGGTTTCTTGCACCAGGTCAGAACGTCCTGCAGCAGCTCGAGCTCAGCGTCCTCTACGGCCTGGCCATCGGACTTTTCTGGTACCTGGACAAAACCCACCAGGGTCAGATCGGCGTCGCCGCCGTCTCCTTCGCGCCCTTGGTAGTTCAGGAAATTGCCGCCCCCTTGGCTGATGACACATAGCACCCCTTTTCGTAGGTCGGCAGGTGACAGTGCCGCCGGATCTGGTGGCAGGCTGGACCGCACCTTTCGACTTGGCAGCTCGGCTACCAGGGATTCGCGCATAGCGCTCATCAATGCCGTCGTCGTCATGCGGCCCCCACTACCGCGCTCATCGCGCGGCGCACGGCCTCCGCCAGGGCGGACGCCACAGGCACTGCCATTTCATCTGCAGTGGGCTTCACAAACGGCGACGCTTTGGTGCCGCGGTGTCGGACATGCCATGCCAGACCCTGATAGCGATCGCGCAACTCAAGGTTGCGCTGAACGGCCTTCATGCTGTTGCGCTTGGGCGTTTTGGTGCCGGCAAAAGCCTTGGTCTGCAGCCACCTCACGATGTCATTGGCGGCTGGATCCTCAAACCTCGGCAAGCCCCGGCCAGGACGAGTCCCTGTCTCACGCGCCGCGGCATATCGCACTCCCGGTGAAACCTTCACCGTCAGCAGACCCGCGTCCTCGACCTGGATGCTGTTGAGCAGGAGACTCTGAAAAGCCGGTGCCTTGCTGCGCATGGTTCGCCCTACCAGTTGGCCTTGCAAGGCCACTTCCGGCTCCAGTTCGTCGCGCATCGCCGGCAACAGCCGGCCCAGCATCGCGGCCAGCTGGCGGGCGTTGTGTTGGACGCCAGCCATTTACGGCGCCTCCCTGAACTGCCGCATGAGCGACTCGTGAAGCGCTGCAGGCGTGCTGTTGCGCGTCACGCCGCTAAGACCATCGCGCATGGTCACTGGCTTTGAAGCATTGCGGATGGCTGTTTCACGCATTGCCTCGGCCTGTGCCCGGAGCATCAACAGGCCTTTGTCCTGCTCTGCAATCGTCGTGGTTGCAGCCGTACTGCCCAGCACGTGCAGTGCGAAATACCAGAAGGTGAACGTCGCCCCCAGTGCGCCAATGTGTTTTGGCGTCGGCGCAGAATCAAACGCAAGCCAGTAAGCATCGCCGTCACGCGTCGAACAGACACGAGGCAATGCACCTGGGTATCGAACATCCCAGGGCTTGGGCATGGTGCCGCTGCCCCATAGGTGCGACTTATAGGCGGCGAAGTCGGGCACGTTTGACAGGGAGTAACGAGGCATGCCCGCCATCAGCGTGACGGACTCAAGCTTTGTCAAGGGGCGTTTGATCTGCATGTCGGGCAACGCCGCCACCAGGAATCGCTTGAGCACCTCATTGCCCACCGAAGGATCTTCTGCATCGCCATCGAAAATGGCGGCGGATCCGTGCAGGCTCTCGCGCAGTTCGAGGATCAGGTCGTCGAGCGACATGCTGCCGGCCATGAATCAGCTCCGATTGGAGTCGGGATCCGTATCGCCGGTGCTATCGCCGTCCTGGCCGAACCCCGGATCGGACTTCAACGTGGCATTGGCTCGGTTCAGGATCTCGTCGCCGATGGCCGTCAACAGGCCCTTGCGGGGCTGAGCGGCCTCCTGCTCGAGCAGCGACAGTCGATCCAGCGCTTCGCGCGTCAAGGTCGGCAGATCGGGCAAGATCTTGGCGATCGACAGCGCCCGAAGCTCCTGAAGCAGCTCGTCGAGGGACTTTTCTTGCGCGAGCTCGACAGCGGGCGCAGCGTCTACCAGTTCAGCCGCCGGAATCGATGTGACGTCGACGTCCCGGCCTTCGCCAGGCGAGATCATGACTCCACCGCGGTAAATGATGGTCTGGGTATCGTTCTGGATGTACTGGGTGCGTTTCATCAAGGCTCTCCTTCATGCACACAACCCACCCGGACGAAAGCCGGGCGGGGGCGACATTGACGCTTCGAGGGTGCGGGGATCAGGCCGGCACGCGGCCGGTAGCGCTGTACAGGATCACGCTGGTAAGGCTGTTCTTCAGGGGGGACGGCGTATGGCTGACAACCCACTGCGTACCGAACCCTTCCTTCTGGGCCGTGAACTGGCCTTGAGCGTTTCGCGCGTTCTCGGGCGGGTTCATCGCGAACGGCTTGGCCATACGGAAGCGCGTATTGCCCCGCTCACCGACCAAGATCCGCGTGTCACCCAGCATGAGCCCCGGTGCGGTGGGGTTGTAGGCGGGCATGTTCTTCACAGTGCCGACACTGCCGTCTGCTGCCAGGCCGGTCGCCAGTCGAGCGGAATTCGCGCCGTAGCTTTCAGCCTGGCTGACCATGTTGTCGACGGCACCGCTCATCAGCAGCAGGTTGGCCTGGTAGAAACGGTCCTGCTCGATCACGACCTTGCGCCCACCGATCAGGGTCAACAGCCGGTCAAACCGTTCCTTCGGCTTCTCGCCCTCGACCGGATCGACATTGAAGGTCACTGCGTTCGTGCTGTACTTGCCGTTGACGGTAAGCACCCAGCCGCTTGTCGGGGCGACAGTTGTACCGGTCTGATCCACGAACCGGAACGTGCCCAGGTTGTAATCCATCACGTAGTAGAGACCTGCGGCCGGCGCGGAGCCATCGGCCGGCAGCGCGAATTCCGAACGCACGACGTTGTTGAGCGTGATGGTCAGAGGGTTGACAGTGCTGCCCACCAGCTGCCCGCGGATGTCGAACACCTTCCGCTCACGGACAACGGGATACTTCGTGGTCACGAATTGGCTCTTCGTGCCATCGACCTGCGAGGTCAGCGTATCGGCGAACGATGCAACGCCGGCTTCATCGGCAGAGCACACCAGCTCGTTCATGTTGATCATTTCGGTGTCCTCACCGACGATACGAATGACGTTGCGGATGTTTTCGGCCAGCGGGTCAAAATCGATCTGAGAGGAGGACAGCAAGAGCTGCAACTCCTCGCTCACCAGATAGGAAAGCTTCTGGGGCAGCGGATGGGCCGAGTCGGCAGTCTGAATGATGCCGGCACGCCGAATGCCCTGCCCTTCGTAGCGGCGCAGCGCATCACGTCCAGCAGCCGAGCGATCACGGTAGCTGTAAGGGATCGTGATAGTTTCAGCGAACGGGACGGTACCGACGTTCACGAAATTCAGACTGGTGAGGCCGTACAGAGCTTCCCGAAGCACCGTCCGTTCTGCGATTGCAGGTACAGCGGCATCGGCAACCGACCCCACACCGCCGGCCAGTTGCTTGTGCTCGCGGACCAGCCTCTCCCCATGGATGGCATCGAACTGGGCCAGCGCCTTGTCCGCGAACGCCTTGTTGGCGCTGAGCAGCCTTCCACCGGTCGACGCGAAGCGTTCGGCATCGGTCATGCCCTCGTAGCCCAGTCGCTTGTCGATCGTTGACTGCAAACTCTTGATCGAATTGCTGCCGTCGACCGTGATGCGGGCGCTACCGGGGATCGAATAGCCCATGCTCGAGAGCTTTGTAGCAGCGCTGAGACGTTGAGCGTTTTTCACAGTGTGCTCGGCGAGGCCTTTGACCTGGTCATCCGTGGTGGCCGAGCTGACCAGCGGCTGCACCTCTTGAGCCAGGTCATTCACCTGTTCCGGCGTGAGCGAGCTGTCGCCGGCCTGGATGGTGTCGGCAAGCAACTTGTGCTTCGCGGTGAGGGACCGCGCGGCTTGCTGGGCGGCTTGGTCGCGTTGGGCCAGGATTCGTACAACGGCCGCGTCCACGTCGGCGGGCGCGCCCACAGAGAGATTGATCGGCACACCGCCGGCGGCCGCGATCTGATCGGCGACGGCTTGGCCGGTGGCGGCCCAGTCATTCACCATTGCCAGGGCTTTCGCGCCATCGCTGGCCAGTGCTTCGATCTGGTCCTTGGCCTGGGCCAGCAATTTCGTCACGACCGGCTCGGACAGGCCCATGGCCAGCAGTCGAGCTTTGAGTTGTTCGAGGTAGTTCACGGGTTGCCCTTTCTGAGCAGTCAGTTCTTTGAGAAGAGAAGGGGAAATAGCGACCCGCGCCGGAGCGTCCTCGTGGTCGCCTTCCGAGAGTTGAATGGGGTCCAGGTGTTTGATCACCGGGCGATTGGTCAGCCCGGCGCCCAACAGCACGCAGCCGTGCAGCGCCTTGGCTTCGTTGTCCTGGAACTGCTCGTGGAATTCGGCGCTGAGGTATCGAAACCCTTTCACCTTGACCGCATCACGTCCGTAATCGGTCCACTCCACCCGCCCGCGTAAACGGCCGCCATCGACGGCCAGTTCGAGCACCTTGGCGGCAGCTCCATTGCCGGGCTCGTGATTCACGTCCAGAAAGACGTCTTGGCCCAGCACTCTCTTTTGGAAGTTGCCGACCATCTCGTTCAGCATCGCAAGGGTGATGCTGAAGTCGCCGTAGCGAGGGTCGGAAAAATTACCGGTACGGGTCAACGTCACCCAACTGGTGGCGCCGCTGGGCACCTCCACTGCCGTCGATAAAAACCGTACGCGGCCGATCGCGGCCGAGGTTTGTTCGAGCAGAAAGCGGCGACCGAGCAGGCGCCCGGCCAACAAAACACGGTTCAT